CGCTAGAAACTTTGTTGGGCTTGTTGAAAAAAAGCTACCCTAGTGCGATAATATACGGACATAGGGACTTTTCTGACAAAGCCTGCCCGTCTTTCGATGCCAAGTCAGAATACGCCCATATAGGAGATTGATATGGTTCTTCCACTTATAGGCTCAATATTAGCACCGACTCTTTTGGGTGGGACAGCTTTTGCTGGCGGTCTTGGACTTACTGGCGCGGGGCTTGCTGGCTTGGGCGCTGGTCTTGGCTCACTGGCACAGGGCGATGATTTAGAGACAGCCCTTGGTACAGGTCTGACATCAGGACTTACGGCAGGCATAGGAAGCAAACTTCTAGGCGGAATGGGCGGGGCTGGCCCCACAGGTCTTCCAGAAGGGGTTACAGAAGCTACTACAAAGGGTGTTACAAAGGCTCTTGGTCAAGCAGGGGCTACAACACCGACAAATATTATTGGCATGGAATTAGCGCCAGAAACTATAGCGTCACAAATTAATAAGGCGGGCGGTTTGGCTAAAGGCGCGGATTTAACTAAGGCAATAGGCGATGTTTCAGGCATGTCAGTAGCTGGTAGCAACCTTGGTGCGGGCTTACTCGGCGGTACGGCGGCAGGGGCTATGCAACCTATGGAGCCAATGAAATTGCCGGGGAGCAAAGCTGTTTACAAAAAGACCAGCGCCCCAGATGACAGGGGAACACCAATAGGTGGCGACACCCGCAAGGGCATAGAGGCAGACTATGGATTTGAATTGCCTGTTGAAGATGAGGGGCTTCTTAAACTTGCTGAAGGTGGCGGTGGATTAAAGGCTTTACCATCAGCGGACAAAAATCCCGGCCTGCGTAAACTGCCTGAAGGCGTCAGAAACAAAATGGGCTACATGCAGGAAGGCGGCATCACTTCTATGATAGAGGGCGGCTCACCTGATACAGGAAAGAATGACAAAGAAATTATTGCCGATGCAGTGCGTGCTATTACAGGCAAGTCCGAAACCCCGCAGGAAGACTTGGCGATGTTTGTTTCTAAATTTGGAGAAAGCGCTCTTGAAGATTTAGTTGATAGAGTGCGTAGCGGTCAATTTGGTGCAAACCGTATGCGCGGTGGCGAAGGACTACAGCGCGGAGCGGGCGATGGCATGGATGATATGATACCAGCCAACATAGATGGGGAGCAGGATGTGCTTCTTTCTAATGATGAGTTTGTTGTACCCGCCGATGTTGTTAGCGGAATAGGCAACGGCTCGTCAGATGCAGGCGCAAAGGCGCTATACGACATGATGGATAGGGTGAGAACTGCCAGAACGGGCATGACAGAACAACCACCCGATATACCGCAGGAGGCCATGTTGCCCGTATGATTGTAACTGTTGTCCCACGGGACGCTCTAGACACGGCTTGGCCTGATGCGAGGGCGTTACTAGAAGATGCGGTAAAGACGCAGAGGCACTCTTATCACATTACTGATGTGTACGAGGGTATACAAACCGGAATGTATGAACTCTGGTTTGTTCTTGAAGAAGATAAACCTATTGCGGCCTTTACTACCAGAATAGTCAGGATGCCAAACTGCAAGACATTAAGTATGGATTGGGTAGGCGGAGACAAAATGGGTAAATGGTTGCCAGATGCGCTTGAAATACTCACAAGATATGCAAAAGACCATAACTGCAAACATCTTGAGGGATACGGAAGAAAAGGCTGGGGCAGAGCGTTAAGTAAGTTTGGATGGAAAGTAAACTACATTGCTTATAAATGTGAAATCGGTGAACCTTATGATGATGAGCCAAAACAAATTAGAATTTGATGACCTTCTGGGTCAAGCAATAGAATGTGAAGACGAATGGCTTGATAAAAAGCTAAACGGACACCTGTGCTATGGCAAGGGTAGCAAGGCTCCGGCAACGACAACATCCAATGTAACGCAAACTAATCTGCCGGAATATCTGAAACCATACATGGTAAATCTGGCAAACAGGGCCGAGCAAGAAAGCAAAAGACCATACACACCATATAGTCGTCCAAGAATTGGCATGCTAAGTGATGACACACTAAGCGCTAACCAAGCTGTTAGAGATATATTTGGTATGGGACAGCCGGGAATTGATGCGGCAATGGGGGCAACTGCTGGTAATTTGGCGTACATACAAGACCAAATGACAGGGCCGGGAAGTCAGCCGTTTCAGTTTACTGGGTTCCAAGGATTTGATGAATATAATTTTCGCGACCCGACAGAGTTTTCAAAGTTTGATTTTCAAGACGTTTCCAAGTTTACGGATGAGGGCGTAATAGAAGATTATATGTCCCCATACATGCAGAATGTCGTAGACAGGCAAAAGGATGCGGCAGTTAAAGACTTCCAGCGTATGCAACAAGGGCGAGATGCACAGGCGATACGACAGTCTGGCGGTTTAGAAAGCGGAAGAAAGTTCTTGCAAGACATGCTGGCTGAAGAAGATTTGCAAGACCAGCTTGGCGATATACAAGCACAAGGCCAACAGCAGGCGTTTGAGCAAGCGGCTAGTATGTTTGGTCAAGACCGCACTGCTATGATGGAGCAAGAAAGCAGACGCTACAACGAGCTTGCGGCAAGAGAAAGAGCGCAAGCTGAAGAGTTTGCCCGCGCAGGCGACCAAGCCGCCGCCGAAAAAGCTAGAGTACAGGCGGCGCAGTACGAAGACTTTGCCAGAACTCAAGCTAATCAAGCGCAAGAAGATAGAGCGGCGGCGCAGTTTGGTATAGATGCGGCTGGAGCGGCAAGCGAACAAGCGGCTCAACTTGCTAAACTACAGCAAATGGCTCGCGCTGGAGACTTAGAAGCAATACAAGCCTTGGGCGCGGTAGGCCAACAGTTAGACTTGCGCGAGCAAGCCGCCCTTGACCTAGACTATGAAGACTTCCTGAGACAACAGGGATATGGCAAAGAACAGCTAAACTTCTTGAGTGGTATATTAAGAGGTATGCCAGCGCAAATGGGTCTAACAGAGCAACGCCTATTACAGCAAAACCCACTGCAACAAGCATTGGGTGCTGGCATTGGCGGGGTGAGCCTAATTAAAGCACTGGGGGGCTAATCCATGAATGTATTAGAAGTGCAGGATGCCCTCAAAGATTTTTCTCAAGAGCAACTTGTTAAAGAAATGCAAATGCCAAGCGGTCAAGCACCGCAGTTTCTGGTGCTGTCAGAGTTAAACCGCAGACAGCGTATGAAGCAGGACTTTGAGGCGCGACAGGCACAGCAACAACCAACAGTTGCAGAAAAGCTCGTAGCCGCCGCAGGCGCACCGCAGGGTGGCATAGGAGCTATGGCGCAATCTATGGCTCCGCAAACAGACATGGCTATGAATACAGGTATTGCCCAAATGCAAGAGCCAATGAGCGGCGAGGCTATGGGTATGAACATGGGTGGTAGCACTTCCCCCATTTATGGCGGTAGCACAGGCAATCCTAATCCGTCATTTTTTGACAGACTGATAACGGGGCTAAAACCATCGAATTTTGGAAAATCATATCGTGATTTGTACGGCGTACGGCCCGGCCCCTCTAACACCTATGGTGAGGGTAAACTTGGAATAAATCCTGCCACAGGAAAACGGATTCAGAACGCCGATGACGTTGAAGAGGCTTATAGGCAAATGGTTGGCATGAAGCCAATGGGCGCTCAGGGTTTCGGACTTGTCCGTGGTGGCGCGTCCCAAAGCGAAGGCACAGAAACAATCCAAGACCGCATCATGGATTTGATGGAGCAACGTCAGAAGAGCGCAGACATGGACAAGTATCTTGCTCTAGCTCAGGCAGGGTTTACCCTCATGCAACCAACAGAGGGCGGCTTTGGGGAAGCCCTAGGCAAGGCTGGCGTGGCTGGAATACAAGCGTATCAAGACGCTTCTGATAGATACCAGACAGGCTTGGCGGATGTTCTTGACACAGAGATAGCGTTACAGAAAGCGGCGACTTCTGGAGAAACAAGCGGAGATAGAGTTAAAAACTTCACAGAGACTTTGAAGGCACTAATCGACTTGCAAGAGTTAGGGGCTGGCGAAGTCGATTTAAGAAGTGACATTGAAAGCGTGCGGTCTAGATTAATGGGCGAGCTTGGTGGTCGAGGCACAGTCGATTTGGGTAGCTTGAGCAACTAATGATATGGGGACTATATATAGATTAGGGAAAAGCGGTCAGGTATATCAAGCGCAGATTGCGAGCAATAACCCCACGCCAAAAGAGCTTGAAAACTTCAAAAACCTTGTAGCTCAACAAGGCGATGAACTTCAAATATCAGCTCAAGAAATTGAAAAAATAACCAACCCGCCGGGGACAGCTTTAGGCAGGGGCTTCGGCATGGGCATAGACCAAACACAAATGATGTTTGGCAGGGCGCTTCAGTCTGTAGGCGAGAACCTTGGCTTCGCGGGTCTTGAAGAATATGGTGAAGAGGTTGTTGCTCACAATGAAGCAGAGCTACAAGACGTAGCGCAATACGCTACACGCCTTGAAGATGTGTCAGGGGTAGGGTCTGGCCTTACTTACGTTGGAGAAACTCTAGGACAAGGAATTGCAACGCTTTTGCCAGCGGCTGTCGGCGCGACAGGGGCGGCGGTGGCGGCTCCAGTGCTTGGCCTTGGCGCTGTGGGCGCAGGCATCCTGAGTGCAAGCGCGGGCGCGGCCCTGAACTACCCGATATTGTTTGGTGAAAATCTACTGGAACAAGACCAGAGCGTAGCAGAGGGTATAATACCGCATGTTGATGATGGCGCGGCGGCTTTGTTTGCACTGCCTGCAACATTTCTAGACACCCTTAGCGACAGGATAGTGCTTGGCTTGGGAGGCGAAATAGCAAAACCCCTTCTGACTAAAAAGTCTTTTATCTCCAGTAAATCAATGACCCCTGCTATGCAACAGAGCGCGAAAAGGGCGCTCGCTGGGCGGGCTGGTGTTGGTGCTTTTAAGGGCGCAATAACAGAAGTGCCAACTGAAATAGGTCAAACAATCTTAACACGCATGCAAGCTGGTAAGCCGATTGATAGCGAAGAAGCGATTAAAGAATATGTTGAGGTTGGCATCGCCGCTGGCATCGTTGGTGGTACAGTGCGCGGTGCCATTGACGCGGTTAAAGGCGAAAAAGAAAAAACGGTAGGAAAGACACAGCTAGAGGCAGACCGACTGGAAGAAATAGAACGGGCTAACGATGGTATAGCGCAACAAAAAGAGTACGACAGACTGTCGAACAGGGCGGCAAACCTTACCGAGATAGACGACCCGCAGATAGGTGTGCTTGAGCAAGAGGCCGTGCCGTTTAACGAAGAGAACATACCCCCCGAAAGCAGGGCGGCAGTTCTGTCTGGTATTAACGAAGAAGTTGCAACCAACTTTTCCCCTGTAAAATTATCTCATCTTAGCAAGGCAGAACAAAAAAAAGTTCGGGATGCGCGAGCCAACCGAGGTGACCCGGAACCCGGTAGAGATATTGAAATACCAGAAATACAGGAAACCCTTGGCAAGCGTGCCGCTAATCGTATTGCGAGGGAGCAAAAACCCCTGACGTTTAGAGGCACTGTAGATGGTGCGCCAGAAATATACTTCCAAAGACCCGATGGTTTTAGGTGGTCACAATATGAAAAAGCTGTTCGCCTAGCCATTTCTCAAACTAGAGACAATGAAGGCAAGGTTGTCGATAACGCGAATGTAAGCGTTCAAGATATTATGAAAGTCAGCAAGACAAACAGGGCTGGCGCAGTAGCTATTAGGCGGCGCATGGTGGCTGACGGCGTAATAGAGGAATACAAAAGAAACAAGTACGCGGCGACTGCCGATGCCGAAACAAAGGCGCAACCAATTAGAGAGCTTGAGCAAAGGGTTGCTGAATTAAACACTTCCATAGAGGCGGCAGATAGGCAGATACAGAAAGAAGAAAAAAAGATAGCAAAGCTGGAGCAGAAACAACCAGAAAAATACAAGAAAGCCATAGCGGAGATAGAGGACGCCCGCTCTCGCATAGCAGAAAGCCAGTCAGAACTAGACAGGTTAGCTAAAGTTATCAAAGCTCAAAGGACTGCCCGCAAATCTGCAAGGTCAAAGCAGGGGCCACAGCTAAACACTGAGGCTCAAAACAGGGCGCGGACTAAAAGAGATGAGGCAATCAGGGCGACTGCCAAGTTTGAAAACGCACGGCAGGATGTCGAGGTTAAAGTCAAAGAAAGATTGAAAGAAGTAGGGATAGACGAAGACCTCGCCGCAGTAAACGTGGTTGCTAAATTAGATGGGCCAGAAGGGACGTTAGCACAAGGCTCTTACAATCCTAGTGAGAAGGTAATCACACTGGCTACAGCGATGCACGGTCTGGATGTAGACCCGCAGGAATTTGAAGCTGGTGTTATGGGAGTGCTAAACCATGAAACACTGCACGCATTATATGACCTAGGCTTATTCACACAAAAAGAATGGGCAACCCTCACAAAAGCCGCGAAGTCACGCAAGTTTGTAAAGGTGAACAGGGACGGCTCAACAGAGGTACGCGAATACACATTCTATGACCGCGCAAAAAGAACTTATGGCGCTAGGGGTGATGAGGCATTGGTAGTCGAAGAGGCTATTGCCGAGATGTTCCGCTTGTATGCGGGCGGTCAGATGAAGGTAGTCGGCACAACCAAGACATTATTCGACAGGATTATAGACTTCTTTAAAGGGATTATGAGGGGCTTCGGAGATACTGGCTTTACAAGTCCCGACCAGATATTTGCATCCATTGAAAGCGGTGAAATAGCAAGCACCGAGAACAGGGCAAGGGTTGCCCGTGAGGGAGTAGCAACGCCTGACGCAGATACAATTAAAGATAGCGTGAACGATGTAGCGCTGGATGTTGTTACCCGTGCGCTAACTGAAGAAGAATTAGACGAAGCCATCACCACAGACATAGCGATACAGGATGCCAGAAACCAAGTTAATAATATTAAGTACAGCATTACGCCTGTTGATTTTTATGATGGGGAACGTAGCGGCAAATTAAGACTTCTAGAAAGAGTATCCACCAGCCCCTTTGAGTTTGCCGACACAATAAAACTTCTGTTTGACTTCTCGGACACAGCCACCAAGAGAAGAACTCTTGAACACCTACAGGAAGAGGCCGAGCCATTCCTGATTGCGGCGGAAGAGCAGACAGACAGCCAAATGTACGCACAATCTTATTACCCCAGAAAAATTAAGGGTGAGTCTGTTAACCTTGAATACATAGCATTTCTGTTGAGCGCATCATATCAGCGTATTGCTGGCAGAAACCCCCGCGATTTAAGGTATGGCGATGACGCACCATCACATAATGACCAGACGTTTACGACACAAGATTTGCGAGACATCCGAGCAGAAGCGTATGAGATAACGCAACGACAATTAGTTTTAAGGGGCAAGGAAAAGAACACAAGAACTGGCGTCACCACCCTTTATCGCGTGGGCGAACTACGACCAAACGAGGCTATGTCTTTTACGACAGACCCCTCCATATTTAGAAATGAAGAAAAAATATCGAATCTGCCGTGGCTAGAAGGGCGAGCGCGGTTGATGGAGACATATCTCGTAAATAATGAAGATGTGCTTATTCACATGGATGCCTTAATTAAAGATAATCAATCGGAACATGAAGCTATTGTTATGTCGGGCGATGTTCGACAACGTGACAACCGCCTGCCTGAAGCAAAACTTCAGGACAAAAAGGACAGAATAGTAAATGCCATTCACGATGGCGGCAGAAACCGCATACCGTTTGATGGCATGGGATTGAACACTACTGGCCTGTTTGACCCAACAGGCACAATCAAATACTCATATCTTCCCACTGCCCCGCATTTGGAGAACCCGCAACAGCTTGGTGCGTTGAGGCGGCGTCTAAACTTTTTGTTCAAGGACGGTATTGGCAATGCCTTCTGGTACGAGAAAAGCGCAGAGGCGATACTCAGGGCTACTGCTTACAACAAAGAAGAAGCCCGCAAACTTGCTGGGCTGATAGCGAAGACATCACAGCAAACAGAGGTTGATGAAAACTTTATGCTTGCGGTCAGGGCATACTATCAGCATAGAGCAGGACAGCCCATGCGTGGCATTAGGTTTGCCAGCGCAGACCAGCTACAAGAAATACTGGACGGGGCAGAGCCAAGAGGCTTGAAGATAAATCCATTTTACAAAAACCTTATGAAACATATTGACCCCGAAAACTACGGGGACACAAAAGATGTAACGATTGACCTGTGGATGCAGAGAGCATTTGGTTACAAGCGCGAAGGCTCACCCACTCAAGGGCAGATTAAATTTATTGGTGGCGAGATACAGCGCCTAGCAGATGCCAACGGCATGGAGCCAGAGCAAGTGCAGGCCGCCATCTGGGTGGCGTACAAGTCACGGCAAGAAGGCACAGAAAAAGTTGGCTCTAACTATCCTGCTCAAGATTATGCGGATGGAATGAAGAAGAACCTCGCACAGATAAGCTGGGAAAGCATACCTAGCTTTGATAGCGGTCATTTGAATGAAGCGTTTGACGCTGACCCTGCCGTGTTGTCTCAGTTCCATGTCGATATGAGTAAGGTATTCCTTGACAATGAGGGCTTCGATTCAATCGCTGAAATGTTCGGCATAGTCACGCCAGATAATTTCGTAGCGCCGGGGTTCTTTGAAGGCAGGACATCCCCCGGCACACAGACAGAGGTTGTCGCGCCTAGCAGAAAAAAAGATGATAACAAAGATTTTGCCCTTGATGACAGGTCAATAGACAATCTAAACGCATACGCCGCCGTTATGGGTATTGTTCTCAAGCAGGATGGCGTTGGGTGGCACAGGCCATTCTTCCAAACATCAATAAACAAGGGCGACAGAAACAGCGTTCTTATTGATATAGGCAGAACGCTTACGCCTGATGAGCAGATAGTGTTTGCAGAAGAGATGCAGGCAGAGTTTGGACACGGAGAGTTTGGGGGTGTTGCCTCAAGAGAAGGTCTAAGAATTATTCATTGGCCTTATATGTACAGTGATGAAGCCAACGTAAAACTAAAAAGACAAGAGAACATTGCGTTTCAAGACGGCGTAGCAAATGCTGTGCAACGGGCTGGCGATAAGCTGGGGTTAGAAGAAGTAGGACTTGCAAATTTTTATTCAGAAACGGGATATTTATTTAACAACTGGACGGAGAACTTTAATGGTGAAAATTATCTTCAAGGAATTAGGGAAGGAAGACCCGATTTATTCGAGCGGGCCACTCTTCTCATCGCAGAACTCCAGAACCGTGCAAGGGAAGTCGAGCAAACCTACGCCGACACCTACGGATGGACAATCAATGAAAGGCTTAACGATGCCTACAGAACAGAGCGAGGACTAGAAGAAGCCCCGCCAAGGGTACTAGAAGACCCAGATGAATTTCTTGAGGCACTGCCCGCCCGTGAGCCGTCTGAAAACGCAAACACCAAATACAGCATATTAGAAACAGAGTTTGAACTGATACCAAAGTCAGATGGCGGTAGGGGATTTGGAAAGTTTGTTGACAGAGATGGCGTTGAAAAAACAATCTTTCTGACCAACGGGCGACACGTTATAGATAACGGCAAGGGGCTACAGCATGGTCTTGCTCACATGGAAGAGGGCGGCAAAAACAATGACTTTGCAAGGGCCAGTGTCAAAAATGTTGTGGGCGCGGACGGCAAACAAGAAGAGGCCAGCAAATATACCACTGCCCAACAAGCCATAGAAGCCTTGATGGGGCAGTTGGATGTTCAAAATAATGTAGGTATCCGCATACCTGTTAAAGAAAGACCGGATGGCACGTTTGAGCTAAACAGAAACAAGATAGGAAAAATAAACGGCGTTATAAAAGCCACAAAAATACCAGATATTAATAGCGAAATTTACCCAACGGAAGCATATAAGACTGAGTTCTATTGGTTCGGTAAGAACAATGGACTAGACGATACAAAAGTCATGCGTCTAATTACACGCAGAATTTTTCCAAATGAATTAAGCGATATAGTTGATGCCACAGACGGGCTTGAGCTTAACGCTAAACAACAACAGGCTTTGGCGAATAGACTTCATTTAATCGTAACGGCCTACCCTCAAGAAAGGCGAGCCGCAGAAAGAGACATAGCCAAACTTGTCGGCGTTCAGGCAGAAATAGATGACGCCATAGATAATAATAAAATAAGGAATATGCCTGCGGAGAAAAGGGCTAAACGACTTGCAAGACGACAGGGAAGTAAGTTCAGCATCGTTCCTACGCACCCAACGGTCGCGGTAAATCCCGATGCTGGAACACAGGTAGACAATGCGAAGGGCGTTTATCTGTACGGTAAAAACGCAGAGTTTATGGCGAAGGTTTTGGGCGTGCCGATAAAGGCACTCGCCTCAACAGGTCTGTTCGGGGACATTGATGCCAAAGAAGTTACAGATAACTTAGTCACTAAATTGCAGGATGCTTTCCTGCCTGTTGGACAATTCATAGATGAGATACGCAAGGCTGGGTTTGAAGTTCCAGATGCGTTTGACACTTATCTCATGGAAGAGCAGTACCATAACAAGACTGGGTACATGCTACGCAGGGCCGAAGAGATTTTATTTAAGCCCATATTGGAAAACATCAAAGCTCTCGGAGTGTCACCCAGACTGCAAGCCGCCTTGGAAAATGTGCAGGGCAAGGATGGCAAGGGTTTCTTTGCAAGCATGATACAGATAGGCAAGAACTCACAGCTTGCACTCGCAGAAACATATCTGTTTGCGTTACACGCAAAAGAAAGAAACGCATACATACGCCAGATAGACCCCAAGAATGACAGTGGTTCAGGTATGACGGACGCAGAGGCAGATGCAATACTTGGTATTATAAACTCTGACCCTGCCGCCCGTGCGGATTTGCAACGTATATCTGATGATGTGCAAAACCTTGTAGAAACTACAAGAAAAATGAACATTGCAACTGGGCTTGAGCCGGATAGACAGCAAGAGCTTACCTACGAAGGCACGCAAAAACGAGTGCCATATCCGCAATACCAAAACTATGTGCCGTTGAAAGGCTTCTTGGAGATTGATTCAGATAAGACTGAGGCAGAACTTAATGAGATAAGAAGAAAGACTGCCAACAAATATGGAGCCAAGGGCAAAGAATACATAGCGGCTCTGGGGCGTGGTAGCTACCCAGACAATCTTGTCGCCTCGCTGTTCAACCAGCACCAAAGAGCAATAGACCGTGGGCAACGCAATCTAGTGGGTCAGTCATTCCTGAAAATGATAGACAACACAGAGGTGATAACCAACAAAAGAACTGTCGTTAGGCAGGGCGAAGTTGTCGAGCTTGAGCGCTCCAGAGAAGAAATAATACAAGAGATACAAGACAGCAATAGAATTACTGAAGCACAAAAGGAAGAGCTTATATCGCGCATAGATGCTGGAGACAGTTCGGTTTCTGTGGAGCGGGTGGATGAATACAGAGACATCGTACAGGGTGTTGCGACTGTCGGGCAAAGGGCCAAGTCCGTCAAAATTATGGACAAGAACGGCTTTGTTAAATCAATAGGTAGCGTTAACAGGGACGACCCCAACGTGATGACCGTTAAGGTTAATGGTGAGGAAGTTCAGATAACCCTGAACGACCCGCGCATTGCCAAGGCATTGAAGGGCGCAACAGGTTTAGGGCCAGATAATTCACACTTCCTTGTCAGGGCGATGACCAGCGTCAATAGGTTCTTGTCTAGTATTAACACAAGCTACAACCCTGAGTTTTTTGTAACCAACTTCCTGCGTGACATCACAACTGGACTTACAAATATAAATGCCAATGAAATAGAAGGCATAACCAAAGATGTGGCTAAGTCAATCCCGCGCACCTTAAAGAACTTGCGTGCGATTATAAGAGATGGGGAAACAAACGAGCTATCGCAAGTATATGAAGAGTTCCTAGAGGATGGCGGGCAGAGTGCGCTTAATATGATTGACAGCCTAGAGCAACAGCTAGGCAAGATGGACAGCATTCTAGGCGAAGCAAATGACCCGAAGCTGGTCAGCCAGTTCAAGAAAGGTTTGGATAAGCTAACCAACAGCCCCCTTGCCCAGCTAGTCGAAAACTACAACAGCGTTATAGAAAACGGCATCCGCGTTGCAACCTACAAAACATTGCGTGAAAAAGGTTTCACGCGGGAGAGGGCAGGACAGGCCGCAAGAAATGTTACAGTCAACTTTTCCAAAGGTGGCGAGCAAAAGGTTCTGATGAACTCGCTATATCTTTTCTATAACGCATCTATCCAAGGTAGCTTTGCGCTGATGACTGCCGCCACAAGAAGCAAAAAAGTTCGGGCTATATGGATGAGCGCCGTTGTCGCCGGGTTCTTGCAAGACCAAGCAAATGCCCTTCTTTCTGAAGAGGACGAGGATGGTCAAAAAATATACGACAAGATACCCGACTATGTGCTGGAGCATAACTACATACTGCCGTTTGGATTTGGAGACAGGGGTTACACATCAATCCCGCTACCATACGGCCTAAACTTTGCCGTTAATATGGGGCGCAGTCTTTCAAGAAGAGGGCGGGGTGCATATACAAATGGAGAGTTTACCAACTCGTTCTTTGGCACATTTGTGGATGCGGTTAATCCGATTGGCGGGACAGAGAGCATGTTTAACTTTGTATTCCCGACTGTGCTTGACCCGTTCATTGACATCGTTGAGAACGAGGACTTCGCAAATAAGCCTATCTACAAAGAAGGCTCGCCTTTCGGATTGCAGAAACCAGACAGTCAACTCTACTGGTCAACAACATCTCCGATATTTAAGAACACCGCAGACTTCCTGAACACTGCAACAGGTGGTTCGCCAGCCAAGTCTGGTCTGATTGATTGGTCGCCAGATTCAATGGAATACTGGTATGGATTTTTGACGGGCGGTGTCGGGCGGTTCGTTGAGCGGTCTGGGCGATTTGCTTTCAATGTTGTGGACGACCCTGCCTCGTTGTTTAGTGAAGAGGGTCTGAGACAAATACCTTTCACCCGCAAAATATTTGGTTCCGTCAGTTCGCGAGAAGACACGACTAGGTTTATTGCTGGGCGCGACCAGATACTGACGATAGAGGCAGACCTCAAAGACGCTATCGCCCGTAGAGATAGGGGCAGGATTGAATCCATACGCTCACAGTATCAGCGAGAACTCAAATTACTTGGGCGCATGAAGGCAACCAACAACGCAAGAAACAGGTTGATAAGAAAGAAAGCAAAAATAGCTAAGAACCCCCGCATACCAGAAGTTACCAAACAAAAGATGCTCGACAAGATAGATGAGCAACTGCAACGTGCCACACAGCGCGGCAACATGGTTGTGTCGGAGCTATATAGGTAGTTAGCTGGCTTTCTTTTTTAATGAATAGTCTTTAATCACTTCACCATACTTTGCATCGCCCCGTTGGTATGGCTTAATCCACACAGTCCTACCATCTTTGTAGCGCCGCATGTGACCAATGACCCAGTGCAGTTTGCGACACCCGTCTTCGCTTGGTGTCTTTGGGCGTAGCACAATACCTTTGGGCTTGGGCAGTTCTATCTCTATTGTTTTTAGGTCGATAGTCGGATTGATTAGATTGTGCGCTCTGTTCTTGCGTGTCGGTTTACCAATAGGTTTGACTTCGTGCCATGCAAAGTTTAATTCGCTGAATAGCCACGCCAGCATACGAATATCATCTTCATACATATCCGTGGAGGCCGCTACTGTCGGCTCAAGAGCGTCTACATCTCCAAGCAAAAACCCATAATCATCAAGATTATATGCCATACCTATATGCGATAAAACTCTTTTACTAAGGTTCTGACGTATGTGCGCTGGGGCAAATTCTCTTATTTCTTTTGCCCAAGTCTCTCCAAAACACTTAAATGATTTTGGCCCTTGGTCGGGCATCTTTGCTATGTGCTTTTTATTTGTAAAAACATAACAAGTTTTTGGAATAAAGTATGAAAGATTTTCAACCGCGTGACGCATGGGCTTCATATATTTTTGAACGACAATCGTGTCGTCTGATACTTGATAAACGCTAGACGGCCTGACAAGGCAGTCGGGCCAAGTCGAGCCTACCTCGTAGCCCCTCACGGTTCCCCCGCGTTGGATGTGCCAACCCACCCACTCTGGGGCAAAGTGTGTTTCATCGTTTCTCCAGCGTTGAAACAGGCGAGAGTTGCGCTCTCCTTCAATCCACATATTGTCAAAAGGCGGGATGGCATTATTGATTACGTCAAAAATTTTCTCCCATTGTGCGGTTGCACTATCGAACAAAACTCTTTCAACCAAGTCATCGTCAACCTTAAACCTGTGCGCCCGTTTTAGAAACAAGGCCAGATGCTTCATCACTCTTTGGTTCTCTTTGCTTTTATAGTTTGCATACAGGTGCTTGGGGTGGGTTGTAAGTGCTGAGATAAAATTATCAATCAGCATTTCGCCCTTGAGTTCCGGTAGCTTGTCAAAGTTCCTGAGATGGGGGAAGGCATACTTGCCATTGCGGAGTTGTTTCTTTGCTATTGGGTCGCCTGCCTTTGCCCTTTCTGCAAGAATATTCAACCCATGCTTGCGGTATATCGGGCGAGTTTTATTCTTCCCATCGCGACCTTCGTGGTCAGTTGTGGCAAAAGGATTGTCTTTTTTGTCCTTGAAAAACTCTTTTGTCTTGCGCTCCATATCTAAACCTCTATCTCTTCTACATTTCTAAACATTGTCTTCGGTATGACTGCACACGGTTCCACTTCCATAAACGCATCGTCCTGCTTTTGACCGCCGACTATGTATGGAAACTGCTGGGTCAAATCAACCCAAGTTATTTCGTCAGGCCACTGCATAAACATGACCACTGGTTTGCCTGTAAGCATTTGCAGTATTGTCGCGTTCTTTGTTATCTCCAATGGTATATAGGCAGAGAACAGGTCACCGCATTGTCTCACCTCGACAAAGCTAACTATCTCTCCCTGCTTCACGGCAACATAATCAACGCAGTATTTCTTCGACATGTTGTGTAAAGTTACATCAAACTTTTTTTCGATGGCCTCAATTATTTCACTCGCCTTGCCTTGACCCATTTGATTAATTCCTCTCTGTCAAAACGGTAGTTCTGCCGCCCCCGTGGACTGTCCGTGACTGCTAAAGAGAACGGTTTTGGAAAGCTCTCGTCCTCTTGCATCAGGTTGTACATAGTTTTTCTGGTCACCCCCAGAATGTCCAACGCCTCGTACAGCGTTATAAATTCTTTCTGAGGTTTTTCAGGGACTACTTTTTGTTCTTCAGCCATGCTTGAAACTCCTGTCTAATTTTAACAAACTTAACTCTTGCATCTGCATTGTCATCAAACTCACTACGCGATTGCACACCCAATTTAGTTCGCAATACGTCAGTCGCGGAATCTTCCGAGGATGCCCCAAGAAAAACTTGGAAGTCGGCATCACGGCACAATGCTCCCGCACTTGCCTTCAGCTTCTTAATCTCTTCGAGTTCTGGCCCATGCTTGGGCGTTTCGTCATCTGCCAGCGCAACTAAAGCCACGCCATATCGTTGACCCACAAAGTCGGTATGCAACTTGGGCGGACATTCCTGCGGATGCACAGCAAGGCGCAGTATTATACCGTCCTTGTTCTGCGTCATCCCAATTTTAACGGCCTCGAAAGATAGCGCGGCCTCTCTGTACTCACTCATCATTCCTCACAAATCTGGTATAAATCTACGCACATATTGGTTGCATACATCGTGAACATTTCGGTTCACATCGTGCATTGTCTTGACCTGACCGCCGTGCGTGTACCACATATAAACCACGGGCAGTTCTCCAACATTTATAACTTCGTCTGGCTCTGTATTGTGTTCCGCTATGAACAGTAAGACATTCTTGTCGGCTTCAAATAGCGCTTCACCTATATGTTGTAACAACAGCTTTTGTCCTGTAGGCACATCAACCCCAGCCAGCTTTAACTCACCAAAAACAAAAACCCTGCCGCCTATCTCATAGGCTAAATCAATATCGCTTGGGGTGTGCCTACCAATAAAAAGTTGCCTAAAACTTTTTAGCTGTCCCATGCGTTGCTTATATTTTATGACCTCTTCAGTCATTAAATCTTTTCCAATTCTTTTTTGCCCAGTCCATCGGGTCTACTCCCTGCAATGCCCACCACTGTGTTTCTTTGCCGTGAGCGTGTAGCTCCATGTGGTGTTTGTGGCACAGGGGTACGCACCAGTTATCTCCTACTTTCTTAGCCATAGCCTTTGGTTCAGCAAAAGTAACATGGTGCGCCTCTCCCCCTGCCCCGCAGACCAAGCAAGGTTGCCCCCGCAAGGTCTTTAGATAACGCTCACTCCGTACCCTAGAAGGGGCTTTTGAAAGGTTTTTCTTCAAAGACATTTGCCTTGATGCTTACAAAAGTATTGCCCGACTTACGGGCGGTTTGTCTCCAGCCGACCAGCCTACACTTAGCCCTGTCTGTGGTCGGGTCACTTTGTATCTGCTTGTACAAATCCTCAACCACTTCACGCGGCAGTTCAAAGTCCCCCTGATAATGGGGCGACTTCTCGCTCTTGCGTTTGTCTTCAGCGACTGTAAACAGTGCGCCACTTGGGGGGTAACGATTATCACTCATCTGTATCTCCTTTCGTTCCCTGTTTAATTCTCACACGCTGACGTTTGCCAAGTTCACAAAACTCGTCCCATCGGTCAGAGTTTTCAAGCACCTTGATAGGCTCTTTGTTCATTCCCAAGAAGCTGTCTAGATGTTCGTCAGTGTCACAATCAACAATCCAAGTCTTGAAGGCTTCAAATACCAAGTCTTCTAGTCGTGCATCATCTTCGACAGCAACCTCTGTCTCGACACCATCGGGATTTATTATCGTGGCCTTCGCTTCTTTGGATGGCTTGGGTTCTTTCTTTGGCGGGTTATCTTTGAGCGCAGTCTCTTTGCGACCAACTGCTTCCATTTCATTCGCGGATGCGTACTCAGAGCCACTAAGACCAATGCTGGCAAGAGCGCGGCCTATCGCCCCTGTCTCGCAGTTCTCTAGTGCGGAAGTTTTGTTGACGTTAGTCGAGCCGCGCAGTTCTTCTGCGTGACCTGAGCCAATCACTCTGGTGTAATAGACATCACCAAACCTTGAGGTTTCTGTAATCACAGCTTTCATTCTGACAAACGTATCATCGCAATATTCAATAGATGTTTCGATGCCTAAATCCAAACCAAAGTGTTTACGAAAAACTTCTACACGGTCTTTAACCATCAGATATTTTTTACCGCCACGCATCTCTATGCCGTGCGTTTCATTCAGGTCGTTAAGTTCAAGAACCGCCTTGCTCAGTCTGGTGTGTTCGCTCCAGAGTGGCGTTTTGTTAGATGCAACTTTTTTATTCGGCATTATTCTTAGCCTCTACCTTCCAAACCTTGTGACCGCCTTCCTGCTTTCTGACAGTCGCTCTAAAGCCCGCCTCTGCTAGGGTCTTTCTGGCAAAGGTCACCTCTGAATTGGTCTTGAGATTAATCATATCTCCCAGTTCCATTCTCGCGATAGCCTCATACAATTTAGAATACTTTGACCGATGCGAATTTAACTTGGGTATCGGGACGTTCTTATAAATACGGTAATAGGCTTTATCATTTTGGTCTTGATGTACGTTCATTTTACGCTCCCATGCGTTTGCAAATGTCAGCGACATTGCAGTAGTTCCCCTCGCACCTCGTCCGTGCGCCCTGTCTAGTTTCAATGCTCAAACCAGAGGGGTTGGGCTGGTCTGAGATATAGTGTTTTGCTTTTTCGTATGAGTTAAGAACACGCAATGCTCTCTTTTGCTTGGCCTTTTTTACAGCAAAGGTGTCGGGCTTTTCCCACATATCCTCACTGCTACACAGCGGCAGTTCTTGTTGAGTGTCCCACGCCTGTTGCGCGTCTTGGTGTAGCGTCATGCGTTCATTGAGATACTGCACTCGCGTTTCATAATCCCATAGCGGGACATCAACCATAGCGACAGGGGCTTGTGGATATGACGGGTCAGTCTCCGCTTTCTTGCGTTGCCAGTCTCTGAGTATCGCGCAAATCTGTAGCTTGTTTACCTTCGAGGGGCATTGGTTTTCTATGAGGTGAGCATAACAGTTTAGCTGTCGCTCCCAGTCTTCCTTGCCAAGTATCACAGACCACGCACTTGTCACCTTGTAATCAATGACATCAACCTTCGCGCCGCCCTGCACATAGTGATGCTGGTAATCCACCGCGCCCGATAAAACCCAGCCTTTGATGACCATGCTTAATCGCTCTTCTTTAATAACACCGTCAGTCTGATTAGAGGTTTCCAATATGTGGTGGACTGCCGTGCCGAACAAAGACCAGACACGGTCTACCGCATCCATCTCTATCTCGTCCTTACCAACTGTGTTTAGTAAGCGGACACGGGGGCTGTCAATAAGCTGAGTAACGCTTATGTCAGCATCGCCCCTTGAGTATTTATCGTTGCGGATAAAATCCAGAAAAGGCTCTGGCAGGTTGTGTCTGTTGGTTAGTTTCATTCACCCATCTCGTCTATCACTGGGTCATCTCCAATCTTCTTGCGGTATGCCTCAACGCTACCTTCTTTTTCCAAGTCGATTATGTGGACGCGACCTTCAATGTTTACAAATTGTACGGTGTCCTGTTCGTTTTCTTTTTCAGTTGTCATTTGCTACCCCTGACTGCCGCCTTGTGCTTGCTCATCTCTTTCTCAAAATACCTCTGCCCCTCTATTTTATCGGGTGGTATTTCTAGAATTTTGTTTCCGTGTGTCAGCATGTGGCTAACCAAAGCCCATTCTTGGTTTTCTTTTGCGTCTTCCAGTATTGTTTGCCAGATGTCTTCGCCCAGTGATGTGTTGCCTTCTGATGCCTCGCTTTCAGCTAGGGTAATCATCGCATGGCGAACACTGCTCGTTTCTGCCTGCATGCACCACGTTGCCACATTGTTTTTCCATCGTTTCATGTCTTGCTCCTTGTAATACTGCAATATATAATCATGTATATTTAAGTGTCAATAGGTGTAATCATGGATAAAAAGTTCCATATAACTTTCACCATCTATGGCGAGCCTGCGAGCAAATCTAATTCTCGTAGGCTTGTTTCAATAAAAGGTAGACCAGCGTTTATAAAATCAGCTAAAGCTATTAAGTATCTAAAATCATTCGGGGAGCAGTGTCCTGACTTAGATAAAAAATTTGAGGGGGATGTTCGTGTAGATATGATTATCTATTATGCGAGCCGCCGACCAGACCTAGACGAAAGCGTTATCTTGGACGCTATGCAGGGGAAGGTTTACAGCAATGACAGGCAAGTCAAAGAAAAGCATTTATGGTGGGGGCTGGATAGAGAAAGCCCCAGAGCAGTTATCCGAGTGTCGTCTGTGGAGGGCGGTGATTGCCCAGAGTATTTACGACCTGCATAAACCAGACGAAAGAAGGAGAAACGAAGTTCTTAATTGGATGGACAGCAAAGACTTCGATGAGGTCTGCGCCTTGGCACTGGTCGAGCCGACAAGTGTTCGTAAAAAATTAGAAGAATATAAAAATCAGTTGACTGCCGCAGAGTAGTTATCTTATTAGTACAATAAATAATTATTAGAATAAAACTAATTACTAATAAAACTAATTATTAATAAATATAATTATTAGAATAAATTACATATAACTTTTCTTTTTTTGACCCGTCCGCCAAATCAAAATAGAGTGGTCATGTTGAGCATGGGAGCGTTTAACATGACTGATAATTTTGAAATGGAAATGGGTTCTGAACAAGAGCCAGTAATGCGAGCGGTAAAAGGCTTGCGAGTGGGACAGCACAGGATTGTCTGTCCGCATTGTAGTAATCAACGCAAAAAAAATAAAGACCGTTCAATGTCTGTCGAGATATTGGATAACGATGTGCGATATAAATGTTGGCACTGCGGTGTCGATGGCGGCTTCACTGTCGAGAAGCGTGTTAAGCCAGCGCCATTCGAGCCAGAGAAATCCAAATCACCTGAGTTGATGTTGAAGCCTTTGGATGATGCGGCAGTCGAGTGGCTTGGATTGCGGAAGATTAGCAAAGAAACAGCAGAAAAGTTTGGAGTTCAGGCCATACGACATTTTTTACCGGGTGCCGGGGCCGTACAGGATTGTCTCGCTTTCCCTAACTTTTCCGATAAGTTTGCCACGGCGTACAAGATACGCAGTATCGAAAACAAAAACTTTGCATGTGTCGGTAGCCCGAAAAACTTTTTTGGTATGCGAGAGTTCGAGGGCGACACGATGGTTATTTGCGAGGGCGAAATGGATTGCCTTGCGTTTGCTGAAGCTGGCATCCCAAGCGTGTCCATTCCCAACGGGGCAGTGAACAAGGTAGTTGATGGCAAGGTTGACCCAACTGATGATAAAAAGTTTCAGTATCTGTGGGACAACAAGGAGGTAATTGAGAAGCTCGACAGAATCGTTATTGCCTGTGATGCCGACCCTGCGGGGGAAGCGACTGCCGAAGAGTTGTCGAGGCGGCTGGGAAAAGACAAAGTGTTTGTGGTTTCTTATCCAGAGGACTGTAAGGATGCAAATGATGTCCTGTGTGAACACGGTATTGACGGGGTTGTCGGACTGGTTGATGGCGCAAAGCCGCTCCCAATATCTGGTCTGTATGACCCCGACCATTTTTTCCAGCACGTTGATGAGATATATGCTCACGGGTTGGGGCAGGGAGAAACAACTGGCTACAAAAATGTAGACGAGTTGTACACCATTCGCGAGGGACAGCTAACGGTTGTCACTGGCATACCCTCATCAGGTAAGTCAGAGTTCATCGACCAGTTGATGGTTAACCTTGCCGAGAGCAGGGACTGGAAGTTTGCTATCTGCTCATTCGAGAACGAACCAAGCCTTCACATATCGAAGTTGGCAAGCAAGTATCTCCGCAAGCCTTTCTTTGACGGGGTGACACCGCGCATGACGCACGATGAATTGGATGATGCCAAAAAATTTATATCTAACAATTTCTGTTTTGTTTATCAGGCGGACGGTTCGTTATGCACAATAGACCACATCATCTCACGCATCAAAGCGGCGGTGCTACGCTACGGCATTCGAGGCGCAGTGATTGACCCGTATAATTACATTGAACGTGACCGCACCATGTCTGAGACTGACTGGGTCAGTGAGATGCTGACCAAGTTGCGAGTGTTTGCTCAAGCCCATGACGTACACATCTGGTTCGTGGCACATCCCGCAAAGATGAAGCGACTGGCTGATGGAACAATACCAGTTCCAACAGGCCATGATATTTCTGGGTCGGCGGCGTTCTATGCAAAGGCTGACGTTGGGCTGACTGTTCACCGTAATGACCCCGACACAGATATATCTGAGGTGATAGTCTGGAAGTGCCGCTTTTCGTGGGTGGGCAAACAAGGTCGGACTGACTTACGTTATGACAAGGCAACGTCAACCTATTCAGAAAAAACCTATGACCCATTTCTGTCGAAGGCCAGCGACCGAAGCTACAACACCAACTATCCGTTTTAAAAAGTTGCATGTAACAAAAAAAACCCCCCGCCAAATCAATGGCAGGGGGTTTGGTTCGGGTGATGAGTGGTGCATGAAACAAAATGCTGGCACACCACACATCTCACAGCGTCCCGATACGCTGTCAGGATAGCCAGCTTATTCTTGAAGTAGGTACTCCGCTGATTGGCTAGTCTGATATACTTGCTCCGCCTTCGGGTGGTTGCGCGATACAAAATTACACGCATCACTTAGACCGTGCGGTGTTTCCGCGTCAATCAAAAACCGTGTGCGGTCTTTGCTTGTAATCTGCACGACATTATAGTCGCGGCTTTTCTTTATTACCTTAGAGGTCATGTTGTTTCCTGACGTTATGATAAATAGAAATAACCCGCAGTTGCGGGGTTAAACAACAAACGACATCGCCGTTTGCGTCTTCTAAAAAATAATCTCCAGTGAAGACATCGACATCGCACTTTGATACTGCCACGGGCTGGATGCCAGCCTCGCGACATTCGGTGCGGTATGCGTCCGCTAGTTCGTCAAATGCTCTAACCATTTAGCCACCTATCCAATACTCTGAATATAATTATCAGTCCGCTTATTAAAAAAAACAAGCCCAACGAATAGGGTAACCAATGGTCAACGGCGGCTCTGCAAAACATCCAGCCCACCAAAAAAAACATTATACTTGTGGTAATTTTTTCAAGTGTTGTCATAATTTTCTCCTGATAAAAAGTTATATGAAACAAAAGGCGGCTCCGTTAAGAGCCGCTGTAGTCCTGTCGCGCACCGCCAGCCGTAGTGCCGCTTTCCGTTTTAACAAACCTGCGTTTCCAACCAAATGGTAACGAGGTGTCTTCTGGCAAGCAAATCAGGTGGTATTGGTTCGCAGTATTCATCAAGCGCTCTTCGGCTGGATAAATCTGTATCGCGTCACAGCCCTCACCAACCAGAACATTTTTGATAGTCTGGAAATCCTGCCATGAGTTAACGGGTTTTTTGTCACGCCGCTTAATCGACAGCCATGTGCATCTGCCCTGCAATTTTGTGACATGCACTAACTCGTCCGCATCGTGACCGCGATACACGTTGATTTGATAATGGCTGTTTATCCAAACCTCTGCCCTTTCCTCACGCTCTAAACTAGCGCGGATAAAGCTGTCGTCTAAATGCGGTTGAAGCCGCTTGGCATCTGCAATGCGCTGTTGCATCACGGCTTCGTTGGCTGGCTGGATTGAGGTGATTTTTAGCTTGCCACCCCGCAATTTGTAGTCTTTCTGTTGTACGTTCATCATCTTCTCCTGATAAAAAGTTATATGAAACAAAAAGGCAGGGGGCTTGCGCCCCCCGCAGATTAGAGACTGTCGATAAGTGTATCGACCACGCTCTTCTTTAGTCGTCTGTCGAGTAGCTGACTGGCGGTCTTCGCACCACCGTCACCTTCACCGAAAGCCGTGGTCACCTTGCTGTGACCAGTGTGTGCGACAAGGTAGCCGACCTTGTAATCCAAGGTTCCCTTGATGACCCCGACCACATGCGCTTCATAGCACTGGCGGTCTGCTTCATCGACATAGGGGTGGTCTACTTTGCGGCAGTTCGTGACAAGGTAATACTTGCCGCCGACATTCACGCTCCCAATCCTGTTCTGGTAGCGGTGCCACCAGTCCAGTCCTAGCTTGAAATGGTCTAGGCGGTTCCCGTTTTGCTCACCCTTGTCGTCAAAATATACGACAGTCTGGTAGAAGCCATCGACTTCCATTGAGCATTTTTTGCTGTGTCCACAACCCCTAAGACGCTCCGAATTATTGAAGCCTTGGGCGTTGCTGGCGAAATCTTTAGCCCCAAAACTTACCGCAATACCAGCGTAAGTATCTCTGTCGGCAAAAGAAAGGATTGTTCTTTTGAAGCTACGGTTCCAGACACCCGCAAACTGACGCGAGTTGTCCGCAATATAGTCGTCCAATGTGGGGCGCGGGGTTGGCTCAAATCGACCATGTGTCTTTTGGTCATTGTGCCGTTCCCGTGCGTTAGAAATCTGACGCATCAGTCCAGCGATATAACCAAGTACACTGTCCGAAAAGTTGTCGCCGTACTCCGCTTCCAGCTTGTGGACGTAATCGTCTACAACCTTGTCACTTGACCAGCGAACACCTCGAACACCCCTGCTAGATAACTCTTGCATAACCTCACTGGGTACAGAGTATTGCTTGCGGAGCCTATCAGTTTCGTCACGAGTGTTATCGGCAAAACCAAAAGGCAATGGGTACATTTTTTTGATATCTTCCATATCATTTTCTCCTGATGAAAAGTTAGATGTAACTTTTGTTACACCTCGAAAGGCGAGGGCTTGCGCCCCCGCTTAGTCCAGCTTGACTATCTCTCCGAATGGAGCCTTGTCTGCGCCAGTGCTGACCCACAGCGTGGGAAAGCTAGGCGGTGCTGGGAAGTCGCGAACATGCAAGTCGGTGAAGTAGATAAAGCTGTCTACGTCCAGACCATGCTCGTCAATATACTCAAAGACTGGGGTGACCTTTGTGCCGCCCCGACCCTCGATATTAAGCGCATCAATGATATCGCCCTTGCCATAGTGATGCACCTCGCGGATGCGTGTGTCGCAGACGATAACCGTCACGCTTTCGGGTGATAGTTCTTCGGTCACCGCGCTCAGTTCGCTGACAAACTGTGCAAGTTCTGGCTTGCTCAGTGATGCGCTACTGTCGATACCGACCACGATATGACCGCAACCAATGCGGTCGATACTGGGCATAATCATGCGACCGTGATGGAAGTGCTTGCGATTGACCCGCTGGTAGGTGACACCATCGGGCTGTTCGCCGCCAGCAAACCGCCGCAATACATCGCACCAGTCTACCTTCGGGGTCATCAGTTCCTCGATAAGTTCACTCACAGCGTCAGGCAAATCGCCGCCCGCTTCGCGCACTCTGTCAGCCGCCGCAATGATGCGCTGAGATATATCAGCTTCCATTGCCTCGACTTGCTCCGCTGACAATGGTGAGCCATCGTCATTGGTGGGTTCAGTAACCTCACCCCAAGGGCAGGGTTCTGTACCTGTTCCATCGCCTTGACCTGCGCCGCCTTGCTCCTGCTCTTGTCTGAGCAAGTCATAGATGCGCTCCGCACTCATGTCCCGATAGTCTGGGTTGAGCAATCCACCTGCTGGCATATGACCTATGCTGGCATCTGAAAGCAGGATATTGATTGCATAGTCTGTGGCAATATTCCACAGCTTGGCATCGCGCTCACCCCTGCGTAGGTGGTGGCAAAAAGCAACATGCAATGCCTCATGGCAATTCACGAACAGCAATTCGTCTTCGGTCAGCCCGTCAACGAACACGCTTTCGTAAAGCACACGCTTGCCATCGGTCGCCATTGTTTCAGTCTGACCTGTAGCTTTTTCGCTGGGCAATCCCATAAGCACAGCCCCATAAAAGGGTGCGCGGATGAGAGCCTGTGTGCGTGAACGTGCAATTTTAAGTTCTGTGTCCATAATTTTTCTCCTGATAAAAGTTATATGAAACTTAAAGGCGGGGTGGCGAAACCCCGCAGTTTTAGTTGAACAAATCAACCCCGCCATTTAGCGCCCATTCGCGCACCGCATTGGCCTGCTTCAAATCAGGGTCACGCTTCAGTGCGTCACGCATGACAAAAGCAACCATCTCTTTTTGTGAGATGCGGTCTAGGTACTCGCACAGAGGCGAGGCATTGTCGGGCTTCATGCTGGCGGAGATGCCAGCGCAAAGCGCATACAATACGTCACTCTCTTCGGGCAGTTTGGTTCCCGCAGGGTCGGCAATGATATCCGATATAGCGGGGGCTTTGGTTGTCAGCTTGCGATAGGCTAGAAAGTCTGCGCCTACCCCGTCACCGACTGTGCCAAAAATAGCGTGTTGAAACGCGCCCTCTGGCAAATCAAAGCCCAGCAGTGTGCTGACCTTGTCCCAGCTTCTAGGGCTAGGGCAAGCCTTCGCGTCCCTGTCAAACTTATGCAAGTTATCGGGGCGAGCGCGGAGGTAGCCAATGACAAGCGGGTCACGATTGTTCGCCGCAAAGTAACCGACAACGTCCTCTAGGTCACTTTCGATTGCCAGCCATGTCAGCCTGTCGCGTAGGTGGGTCGGCATGGTGTTCGTGCCAGACCTGTCCTTAGCTGGGTTACCAGCGCAGACGATTGCGACATTGTCAGGCAAGACATGGCCGCCCAGTGACCGCTCGTTGATAATCTGAGCGGCAATGTTCTGATTAGTGACGGGTGCCTGTGGCAATTCGTCAAAAAACAGGACATATTTTTTGGCTGGGTCAAAGTCGAACCAGTCAGGCGTCAGGTGTATCATTGCAGAATTATCTGCATTGGGGATACGCCAGCCTGATACCTCAGTGAAGTCGCGGTCTGTCAGACGCTGGTCAATAAAGACTGCATTCAATTCGTCCGCAACCTGTCGCACTGCGCTGGTCTTGCCGCCGCCTGCTGACCCTTCAAGGTAACAGGTGACGTATTGCCCACCATGTGCTGACCATTGGTCTACGCATGATGCTTTGATAATATTAATCGCTGTTGATAGTCTCATCTTTTTTCTCCTGATGAAAGTTACATGCAACTAATTTTGCATGTGAAAGGCGGGGCAAACCCCGCAGGCGTTACTTGTTTCTGTGCCAGTGAATACCAGCGCACCCGCCAAGCATAAATGCAACACCAATCAACCCAGTGATTGTGTTGATAACTGGGTCGCCGTATGGAATAACCAGCGCGGTGAGCAGGCTGACAATCAAGCCCATAGCCGTAGTAAATATGCTTACAAACATTCTTGTATTCCTTCTAATTGTTCAATGCAGTTTACAATGCAGTCACTGATAGTTGTCTCAGTCCCTTCATTGTCTTTTGGCATATTCCCACACAGCGGTGTTACGACCTTTTGAATGTCGTATAAATCACACAAGACGTCCGATATAATTTCTTTTCTGGTCATACTTTTCTCCTGAAAAAGTTATATGAAACTTAAAGGCGGGGCGAACCCCGCAAGTTAGGAAACGCTGACCGCTTGGTCATACTCACTGGCGAACTGTTCGGACAAGCTAGCGGGTAACTCGCCCTTGACCTTCATGCGCTTGACGACAAACCGCGCCCGTGTTCGTGCCATAAATAGCCCGTCCGCGTTAACGATATATGCAAAGGGCATACCGCCCAGCAATTCCTCGCCTTCAACGTATGGGTTGCCCTTAGCATCTTTTTGAAGCCAAGGTTTCCACCAGCTATGGATAGCAAAATTTTGGCTGTGGTGACTGTGCAGGGATACCCTGTAGCGGTCGGCGGTTAGCTGTTCGGCCAGTATGTACACGCCGTGTTCTACTTCAAGCGTGATAGTGTTGTTGCCGTTAGTCGTGGTGCTAATTTCCATTTTTTCATCCTTCCTGATATTGAGTGAAAAGGCGGGGGCGCTACCCCCCGCGATTAAGCGGTGACCTTGTTAAGGACACCCTCAGCGGTCTTGTTTTCTGCGACCACCTTTTTGACAGCCTCGCCTTCACGCTGGGCATCGGCAAGCCGTGCCTTGCAATCAGCCGCGAACTTCTCGATATCAGCGACCGACTTTAAGACAGCCGCCTGTGTCGAGACACTGCCCGTCTTAGTCAGCCGCCCGACAGCCTTATCCAGCAATTTGTCATAGGCTGACTTGGTGCTGTCGCCGCTGAAATGTGCTTTCAGCTTGGCTTCGCTGGTAATTTTGTTGGCCTCGAAAAATTCCGCGACTTGGGTGACTGTAGCGTTGCCGTTCAGCTTGAGGCTTTCGACCAGCTTGGTCGACAAGCGGTAGTAGTACTTGGCTTGGCTTTCGCTGACCCCAGCGTTCTCAAGCTGACGCTTGATTTCACCGGACACTGTGGTGTCGAAAAAATTCTCGCCGCTCTTGTTGCGCGGGAAGCGCTTGGGGTCGGCAATCTCGACAGCGATACCCGCGTAGTTTTCCAGACGGGCCGTGTTGTTTTGCGCCGTGTTGTCGGCATTTTTCGCTTTGCGGCGATTAATAGCCTTCTCATTGGATACAACGGCTTTAACAAGGTCAGTGTTTAGGTTTACATTTTCCATTTCATATCTCCTGTTTTGAATGGTAAAGGCGGGGTCATGCCCCGCATGTTAGTCGGCAGTGGCGGTAGCCAGCAGGCCGCATGTTATCTCGATTGCGTTTGCCCTAGCGTCATGTGCTTCATCTTCGCACTCAGGGGCCTGCCACAAATCAGTCTCATAAAATTTGCCATACTTTTTGACAAGCAGGGGGGCCTCATCACCCAGTGTTGGATGCTCATAAAATGTGACGCCCCAAAAAACATATTTTGTCATGCTCATAATCTCCTGATTGGTTGAAAAGGTCAGGCATTGACCCGCCTGACATGGGTTAGTGTTGTGTTTCAATTCAGGGAAAAAATGTAGTGTGCCACGGGTGACGCTTGGTTGTTTCAAGCCCGTTTTTACGGGCTACGTTCCTAGTGGAGGCGGTCTTCATCGACATTGGGTTGTGGGACTGGTCGCCTGACGCGGTGAGTATCTCGATGGTCTGAGACCTCTTCCCGCGCCCGTTTTTCCCCGTTCGCCTGACGGCCTCAAACCGTCCTGCCCATGCGCTACTGGTACACCGCAACGTGGGCTTCGCTTTGTTTACCGCTAGCGTGGCGTGGCGTGGGGTGTGTCTCAACCCTGCTGATATGCCGAATATGGACGATGGGCCTACACATGTCAACCCATTAAAACACATTAGTTACATGTAACTTTGTTATCTGTTTGCAATCAATAAGTTAAGGGTGTATTTTTTTTGAGGTCGCCGCCGCAATCCAGCGGTAGCGCAAGCAATGTGGGGCAGGATATGGCAGATAAAGACAGGGGAAAGGGTAAGCCTTACCTCAAGGTGGTGCGGGACACTGACAGGCTGACAGCCAAGCAAGAGGCGTTTGCCCAGAAGGTAGCGGCAGGGGCGGTATTGAGTGACGCATACAGGGACTGCTACAGCGCGGAGAATATGGCAGACAAGACAGTCTGGTCAGAGGCGTGCAGGCTTGCCAGCAACCACAAGGTCACCACAAGGGTTAAGGCGATACAGGCGGAGATAGAGGCCGACCATCGCACGCGCAGGGCTAGGCGGGAAGAGTACGTCTTGAAACGGCTTCAAGAAGAGGCGGAGGGGGCGGAGACTGACGGCGCACGGGTTCGCGCCCTCGAACTCTTAGGGAAAAGCTGTGGGGTTTTTTCGGAGCGCATCGAGATAGAGCAGGACGGGGACAAGACAGCCGCTGAATTGGAGCGCGACCTTGAGAAAAGACTGGCCGCACTGCTGGGGGATTAGTTGCATCCAACTTTTTGCCGACCCCACCCCACCCGCACCCGCGTGCGTGTCGCGAGTGTACAGCCGCATGTCGTACGAAGTTTTGCTCACTCGATTCCAACAGTTTTAAATAGTACCCCCCACCCCCTTTTTTTATTTCTAGGACAGGATACCTCTAGAACAGACGTAGAAGGCCGCTCAGAGGTCTTTAGGAGTCCCTGCCCCCACTATAATATATTTTTTTAAAACGCACTGAGGGGCTTTAGGAGTCTTTTTTGGGGGCGTTGCCTTCATGGTAAAGAATTTT